AATAGCTACTGGGTGCCCTACTCACCCAATAGGAGCTATGTCCGGCGCACCAGCCGGCGGTCTTGATGTGTCACAGCGCGTTGCGCTCGTCGCCCACAGCGATGACATCAACCAGCACATGCGCCACCGTGGGTGGCGCAGACCTCATGCGAGTGGTGTTCCTGGCGTTGCTAGGTACGCATGGGAAGATCAGGCCATCAATGATGACCTGATGAAAACTGCAACAGTTGTATCCAAACTGTTGCGGAGAGCAGTCGACCGCGCGCGAGTAATTATCCGCGCCCCCGGATCCGTCATAATTGATACGTTGACGGTGCGACACAGCCGCGAGCCACTCGAACTCGCGCGCAAAGTCATCTGGGATTCTGGTGTTCAACCACGCCAGGGGTCACAACACTCACATCCGGAGGCGCAAGCCGTCCGCCAACAGGCCATTCGGACTATTGACACTTATGCGAAGTCTGTAGGTCGCCGGGTTTACTCAACGAGCACGAGCACTCGTGAGGTTAACCGTGGATGGGCGGGCAGTCGCGTTTATCATACTGTGCGTGATATTAATCAACGCGCACGTATTGATGGACGAGAGCATCCGGACATTGAAGCTTTCATCGACGTGGATTATTATGTCGATGATTTGGACATGTTCTCCGTAACTGGCATCAAAGCCATGTACACCATAATACCATCAAGCGTCGCTGGGAAGGGCGCTGATTCGTATTGGTATATTGGTGCTGACGGTACATATTGCGAGCGCATTTGTGGTGGTGCAGTTTACCGCCATCGTGTATGGAACTACAACACCGACATCATTGTCGCTGAGGGTACTTTTTCCCTCACGGTGTATGATGTGCAGGTTGTCCCTGGTCCGTATAACCGCGCGATCGTGATACTCGTACCATCACACACTGTTTGGATACCACCATTCATCCTCCGGAGGTATTTTAAGTACCCGACATTGGGCCGCATTGGCGTTGCATCTAACGCCCGCGGCGATGTTGCCCTGACCGTGACACGTGACCGTGATGTCTTGGTCAGCATCCGGCGAGGAGTTGAATGTGGCGATTGCACTACCATACCGATTGGTGCCTACTACGCCGCCCTGGACCATGTCAAGACGAAGGTACCGGGCGTCGCAGGGGTCAGCAACGTGATGGAGCGGTGTGATGTCAAGTTGTCAGTTCCCGAGTTATATACGCTGGCTGCCTATCTGGAAGCCCCTGCGGATTTGTTGGAGCCTGTGAACTATACGCGCTCTACGAACTCGGATGACCCCGGCAAGCCTTTTGCCATGCTTGCGGCTGTGCCGCTCGTGCCTCCGGCATCCGCGCCGACAATTCATGACGTAAACATTGAGGCTTCTGTCCAGGAACGCGTTATCGATGTTGCGAACAACGTTATTCCTCCTCAGAAGTATCGTGATTATGCTCGTGAATACAATGCGCGCTTGTTGCCACCGAATGGCCGCAAACTCGTACCGCTCACGCGGGAAGAGGCCATTCTTGCACTCGCGAAAACCAGCCAGAAGTTCGCTGATTACCTGCGCAATGAGAGTTGCATTAAGTCCGACAAATTAGAGGATATTGATGCATTTCTCAAAGCCGAGGTTACGCCGAACGCGTCGGCAAAAGGCAAACCATCCCGGCTGATCTTTCCGGTCGAAAAGGAAACCCTGATTCTTACGACACGTTTCATTGCTCCATACAAGGCATATGAGTTAGAACGCGCACGTAACGGCACTGGGTTTTCTTGCGTTGGATTGAGCCCCGCGGAAATTGCTGATCGCGTCCACAAGTTTGCTTCACAAGTGAACGGACCAATTGATCAGACTGATTTCACGAGTATGGATGGTACGCATTCTGATTTCACGAATCAGAATTACCTGTACCTCTATCGAAATCTGTATTCCGCGGAGCACCGCAAAGACATTGTCAATGCGTTCCAACGCAACTATGACCGGACGATCAAGATGCCCAGAACCGTCGAAGGAGGGAAGCGCAAGAAATTCAAGTCCCGCGCGATGAATTTGAGTGGAAAAGCTGACACAACCAACTCAAATACGTGGCCGAATGGATTTGTCGATTATTGCGCGCTGCGCAATGGCGGGCTTGACCCTGATCAAGCTTTCAGCCGCGTGGGGCCAAAATTCGGCGATGATGGGCTGGGCGATGGGAACTATGACCGTGTTACCGTGGCACGAGAGCTGGGCTTCATAATGAAGTCCGAGATTGCCCCGGAAGGCGAAGCAGTGTCGTTCCTATCACGTGTGTTTGTGCGTCCGCGCGCGACTGGCACTTCCATCGTCGAACCCCTGAGAGCGCTAGCGAAGATACCCGTATCTGTTCGCAGCGTTGCAGGGTCGAATCGTGAGGATTTGGCTAATCGCGTGCATGGCTACACAACGTCTGACCCATCGACACCGTTGGTGTCGGATTATTGCCGGGCGTTGGTGCGTATTTACCGGTTACGCGCCAATCTCAAGACGCTTGATCGTGATATGGCTCACCGTATTGACGGTGGGCCGTATCCGTATGATAAGCAATTCGAAGGAGATGCTATCAACGTGATCGCGTCCCGACTTTCACTGTCTGCCGGGGAGGTGATGACGGCTATCAAACAGCTGTCGGCAGCGAAGTCGGAGAAAGACCTGCTGAAAATACGCCTGGTTCAGGCTAGCAGGCTTGCCCCTGGATTGCTCCCTGTGGGGGAGCCATCCAGTGGCAATTACTAGTCGTATTTTGTTCTGGCCGGTTTGCTCATGGTTGGTTGGTTGGTCCCAACAATTATGCCTAATAAGAAGAACGGTAAACAAACCCAACGCCAAGCCGTGGAAAACCAACGGAAGCGTGCACAGGCGATGGTGCCGAAAGGCACATTCGCCTCGTTGGGTGGAGCACTTGGTTCGGCTTTGCCCTTCCCAGGCGCTGGCTTAGCTGGCGCGATGCTTGGGAAGGGCATTGCCCGCGTTGTGGGTTTCGGTGACTACAAGGTTTCCGAAAACTCACTTGCCACGTACTCCTATGCTGACACTAATGTCCCTGCGTTTGGGAAGGCAATGTCCGAGACACGTATTACACATCGCGAGTTTGTGTGTAATATAGTGGCTCCTGCCGACCCCACGCAGTTTTACAATCGGACGTTCGTGTTGAACCCATCGAATAGCACATTGTTTCCGTGGTTGTCCACGGTCGCTAAGAACTACCAACAATACCGCATTAATGGCATGGTGGTGACGCTTAAGTCTACCACCAGCGAATACACTGCGGCTGGCGCCCTAGGTGTACACGGAATCGCAAGCAACTACAATGTTACTGACAGTCCATATCCTGACTTAGCCTCATTCGAGAACAGCGAGTTCGCGGTTGTTTCTAAGCCTAGTATGTCTGTGATGCATTGTATTGAGTGCAAAGATTTCGTTAAGGGCGACAAACTGCTGTATGTGCGTGACGCAAATGCCACTATTGCTGGATCCACACAGGACGATAGGTTTTATGACTTTGCTCGTATTCAAGTCATGACTGATGGTTTGCCACACACACCGGACACCGTCCTGGCTCAGCTTTGGGTTTCGTATGACATCACGTTGTGCAAGCCCATTGTTGCAGCTAGCGGCTCGACTCCGGTGCCACCTCAGCCTGTCGTGGTGCCCGTCCGGGTTCTAACGTCCAATGCCAATGGATCCACTGGTATGTTTGCGGGCAGCTCGCCTGTCGATATGATCTACTCCGGAACTACTGCCAATGCCTTGTTGGCATCAACGCAGTATTCTCTAATGGAGAAGAACACCGGCAGCACCTTGAGCCCGCTTTCTGGCACGATAGTCTACTTCCCAAGCTTTTCAGACTATTGTGAGTTCGCAGCACCTGGCATCTATGATCTCGAGTTTACGATGACGGCAACTGTTTCGTCCGTCCGTCATCTAATCGCTAGCAAGGCTGACGCGCAGATCGCAGGCACCGTCACGGTGTCTGGGTCTGCTTCGGCTATCTTGGATAACGATTTTAGCCCGGTGTCAGGGAAGCCACTGGTTCCACACGCGGTATGCACGACCGCAGCCACCACTGACACATTGTATATAATGAGTTATCGCGTGGTTGTGGAAAGCGCCAATAGTGCGAACCGCGCACGGTTTAATTACCCTAAGTTCACTACTTGGTCTGATGCCACCAATATGCCGACTAACGTTGCGATGAATTTGTATCTTCGCTGGACGCAGATTGGTGACGCCCAAGCTCTTATTGCATAATTAATAGGGGTGAGCATGCGAATATGCCACATTCCGTTCGATACCCACGATCGATACTTGCGCGTTGGATCTTAGATGAGATCCTTACCGCAGAGCGACTACCATCAGAGTTGCCCATTGGATACGTTGATTACGCGTCCGCATGCAACCGATGGACACACAGTCTCCTCCCAGATATGACGGTCGCCCGTTGCACCTGGAAGGGTGACGGTCCTGAGCCTGACGCTTGTTATGCGTTACGCTCGGGCGTCGCTAGGTTATATGTAATTATTACGCTACCGTAAGTCCAGACAATACGCACACATCTAAAGAG